GTTTGCGGCCTTTCTCTGGATTTCCATAAACTAAATCATGTATCGGCCAAACAAAGCCTCGTTCCGAAGGAGCTAGAGAAGTCATATATTGAGCAGTATCTACATCAATTCCATCTGGATAATCTGAAGAAGTATATCCTCTACATGCTGTTTGAATAGCTGATCTAGTAGTTTCTGTTCCAAACGTACAAACTTGAATACATCCCAATTCTCCGCGTTCTTCTCTAATCTTTTTAAAGATATCCTCTCTTTTAGATGGAGCAATATCTATGTCGATATCTGGAAGAGAATCCACTCTTGATGTATTAAGATATCGCCACCAAGGAAGATCTTCTTTTACAGGATCTAATTGTGTCAGCCCTAATAGAAAGTGATTTAATCCTCCCGCAGCACTACCTCTTGCAACCCCAACAGTACTGCCGCATTCCCAAAATAAATCAATATAATGCTGAAGTAAGATAGGATATGCAAAAATACAAGTTCCAAGAGCATCGCCAATATATTTTTTAGTATTTGCTTCTTCTTCTAATCTATTAATATAATTTTCATTCCAAAGATTCTTTTCTTTCAATGCATTAGTGCAATAATTAATCCAGTATCTTTCTTGCTGATTTTGTGAATGCATGAGATAATCTAAAGTTGGATATTTATCCTTATCAAAGAAATGATGATTTTTCTCTTCTATTGGATAAATAGGTACTTCAACTTCTGGAACTTTTTGTTTGTTATGTAGTGTATACTCTTCTATTTTATTATAAATCTCTAAAGTATTAGCTTCTAATTCATCATAATCTAATGAAGTATTTTTTAAATTTTCTTTAACTTCTTCGGTTGTTTGTAAGTATGCCGCAGAATAAAATGCATCAGTCTCTCTATCTCCTTGCTTAGAATTTAAATATGCTTTATGAACATATCTATCGCTGGCTTTAAGATAATGTGCATCTGTCGTTACTATTATTTTAACATTAAAATATTTAGCAAGTGCGGGCATTCTATTATTTACTGCAAGTTGTTCTTTGCTTTGAGCTGGTTGAACTTCCAGATAAAAATCATCATCAAATAAATCTTTACAAAAAGTAATTAACTCAATTATATTATTATAGGCTTCTGTTTTTCCTTCTATATCTCCTACAGTTTCGCTTTTTATCATTTTTAAAATCATTTGATCAGTTTCACTACCCAAGCATGCGGAACTTGCAATTAAATGTCCTTTGCCATATTTTTTAATAATAGATTCTAATTCAGACTTTAAAGTAGGAACTCTTTCTAACCCTCTATCGAAATATGAATTCATCCAAGCTTGGCTAGACAATTCCCTAAGCATTTTATGACCAATACTGTCTTTAGCAATTAAAATAAAATGGTAATAGGGTTGATTTTTTTCTCTAGTATTTGTTAAATATATTTCATTACCGAGTCCTATTTTAAACGATTCATTTTTTTCTTTAGCATAGTTACGAAGTTTGTCAAATTGAACATGACTGGCAATGCTTTCATGGTCTGTAATACATAAACCAGCAAGTCCAGTCTCAAGAGCACGATCTATTAAATCTTTTGGTTTATTGATACTATCAAGGAGACGAATGTTTGAATACATACTATGCGCGTGACATTCAAATCGACCCAATATTCATCACCAACTTTCTTTTATTAAAGATTTAATTCTTTAGTTAAAATTTCTTCTATATTATCAAATTCTGTATATGGAATTCTAATTAATTTTATATTATTGTCTTTGCAATATTGATTCTTAATATTATCTCGATATTGAATTTCTTTAACTTTATCTTCTGTAAAAAATCCAAATTCTTTAGCTTCAAAATGTTGTTCTCCATCATACTCTATACAACAATTATAATCAGGTAAATAAAAATCAAAATATAAAAGACTATTAGTTTTATTATTTCTACATTTATTAAAAGTTTTTTGAGTTTTAAAATTAATATTCAAAGATTGTAAAAAAATTCTAACTTTTTCTTCTCCACGACTTTCTCTATTACATCCACAACTTCTAGTATGTCCATACATTAAATTGGCTCCTATTACATATGTAATATTTCCACAGTCACATTTACATTTCCAAACGACAGATCCGCTACATCTTTTTTCAGTCTTTTCTAATACAACTAACTTTCCAAATCGTTTGCCAATTAAATCTTTAGCTCTTTTTTTGCCATTTTCAATTCTTATCTCTTTCTGAAAACATCCACAGCTTTTAGTACCTCCAGATATTAGATTATCACTAGATACATATATAATTTTTCCACAGTCGCATTTGCATTTCCAAATGATACTACCGTTTGCACTTCTTTTTTCAGTCTTTTCTAATACAACTAACTTTCCAAATCGTTTGCCAATTAAATCTTTAGCTCTTTTTTTGCAATTTTCAATTCTTATCTCTTTCTGAAAACATCCACAGCTTTTAGTATGTCCTCTTTTAATATCGTCTATTCTTGTTTCAAAAAATGTTTTACATTTAGGACAAATAAACTTTCCTTTTCTATCCTTTTTACCAGATGGCCTTACATAAGGTTCAACTTCTTCAACAAATTCTATATTATATGGACCAAGTTTATCTCCTTTTTTATATTCTATCCTAGCAGGCATAATGTTCCCCTCTATGATACTTTTACTTTCTATAATATTATACCATATAAAAAAGGAGCTGTCAAGTTGACAACTCCAAAGGTTTATTTTCAATAGGCTTGGGCACCCCGCATCCAATCCATACTAATCTTTAAATCTTTAAGAATCATATAAGTCATTGTTGCACCAATCATTCCCGCTAAAATCATATTAATTCCTCCTTAAAAATCCATTCTTGTTTAATATTATTAATTTACTTAGGTTAAAGATTTAATATTATACCATTAAAAATCGGAACGTTTTAATATACCATTTTTATAAATACCCATTTTTTCAATAGCTTTTTGATTATTAGTATTTACCGTTCTAAACGTTTGTTTTTCTCAAATCACCTCAAAATCATTAGGAAACTGTTGTTCACTACAAACAACATAACATCTTTGACTTAATTCTCTTACTCAATCTCAATATTCTTTATGATTAAATCCTTTTTCTCAAGCGTACCCATATTGAGTTGTATTCTCGTATGGTGGGTCACAATACACTAAAGACCTATCTTTAATATCTAAGTCTTTATATTCACTACAAATAAAAACAACATCTTTTAAATTAGGGATTTGAGACTCAAAACGTCGATATCTTTCATCATAAACATCGCGATTTCTTCCAGCTTCCGCGTAACTTCCACAAAATCCTTTAGCTGCAAAAGAATGAAAAAAAGCATAAGCTCCTTGTACATATAAAGGAATATCAGAATTTAATATACGCTTTTTATAAATTTCTCTAGCTTCATTAAATTCCTCTCTTGTGCAAGAAGTTGGTATTTTAGAAAAGTCTTTTTGCCCTTGTTGAAAAAGAGCAATTAATATTGTATTTTTATCAGCACCAAATCTAGAGCTACACTTAATTGCATCAATAATATTTGCTCCACCTACAAAAGGTTCTCAGTAAGAAGTTACATTATTCTTATCAATAATATTTTGTAAAATTGGAACAATCTCATTTTTATATTTTAATTTACTACCCATATATGTTACCATTTTAAAAAATCCATTCCTTTCTCAATTCAAAATTTTTACACATAATTTGTGGAGTTACATGCCCCATCCACTCATTTCTATTTGCATTACCAACTAAAGTAATTAAAGTATTAGGTTCTGTTAGTTTAAGATACTCTTCTTCACTCGATTTAAACTTCATTATATCTACGTCATCTAAATGTATCTTAATAGTTGGATTTTTATCTTTGCTTAATAGTTGAACGTTATTAGTTCCAATAGGAACATCTTTTAAGCAAATCAATGGTTCACTAATACCTTGACCCCAATATTCTTTAGAACTGGCAATATCAAGAATCATCTGCGGATCTACCTCATTTTTATTCCAAATACAATCAACAATATAAACAGGTTCATGTGAAATATTTTCATATTGTTCATCAGTTTTCTTAATAAACTCATCAATATTTCTCTCTGCGATACTCAAGCCATGAGCATTATTATGTCCTTCACAAGACTCTACTAATCCTGTCTCAAGAACAGTTGCCCGCAAATCTTGATTCTCTGACATTGAATAATTGCGACCACTCCCACGATAAAAGTATTCTTCATCTTCTTTGGTCTTACTTTTGGTCAGAATATAACAAGGGTGTTGATACTCTGCTTGTATTTTATTTGCGATTAAACCACGTACCGACGGATTTATTTCATCTTGCTCAACCAATATCATTATAATCCCATGGTCTAGCAAATCTTCATCTTCTATTTTTTCTCTAATAAAATCCATTGCTTCATTTTGAAGTTTAGTTTGCCTATTCTTTACATTCCCGCATACTCTAACAGCTTCTTCTACTAATGGAACTAATTCACCTTTATAACCACGTTTACCACTTTCAACTTTGTCCAAAACATACATATGTAAGAATGACTTAAATATTAAATCTTTCTCTTCCATAGTACCTGTTCTACATATAGCATTTGTAAATGGTCCAATATACCATGATATAGACATATAATTAATTCCACCCATTTTATCTATACTAAACTTATTCTTCTCAGCCATATAATAAAAATATGGATTTCTAATATTTTTCAATCCCTCTTGGATAATAGCACGTGTCTCTATTGATGTATAATCCATCATGTCTACTGCGCAACCAAGGGCAGCTAAATCAATAAAATCATCGGCAAAATGTAATCCATATATTTCATCATATGCTCTACAAAGTTGCCAAGTCACTCCTGCACCAGCTAAATCCTTATTAGGATAATTACATATTTGATTATTTAAAATTGCAACATTATCATCTATCAACCATTCATCACTCATATGGTGGTCTGTCACAATAATCTTTTTTCCTCTGGCAACTAAATATTTCATTTCTTCAACATCATTAGTTGCACAATCTGGCAACCAAATTAATTTAGCATCTTGCGGCAAATTTTTATAACAATCTGCAAGACCATGCTGTTTTCCATCATGAATATAATATGTTAAAAGTTCTTTACATTCGTCCTGATTAAGATTCCAACTATAAAGTTGATATAGATAATTTAAAGCAATAGCACTAGCCGCATACCCGTCTTGATCGCTATCAACAACGACAGATACTTTCCATTTATTTTCTACAGCTTGCTTAATAAATTCTACAGCTTTTTCTACAACTTCTTTTCCAAAAGCAAAAGGAGAATTAATATCATTCCATCCAGCATTTTTCCATTTATCTACATCCTCAACCCCTCTACTTCTGAGGATATCATCTATATTATTTATTTTAATATCTTCATTATATAATTTATATTTCATCTATAGTTAACTCCTTTGGTTCGTAGAATTTACAGAAACATCCTTTTAAATTATAGACAAAACTTTTACTTAAAAAGAAAGTCTTTTTTGAGATAATACACTCATGTAACCCATCACCCCAAAAATTTTTTCCAATATATCTATGATAATTACAATATCTACATCTATGATGTTTCATTCTATATTCTAAAATTTTTTGTTTTTCTTCATTAATCATTTTTTATATCTCCTAATTTAAAATAATCACACAAGCAACCTTTAAAAGAATTTCTTAATTTAATATCTTTATCTTTTAATTTACATCTGTAATATTTTATTGTAATATATCTTCCATACCAAAGACCCCAACTATCGACATCTGGAATTTCTTCTTTTATTGTTTCTAAATATTTACAATATCTACATCTAGAATGCTTATTTCTATATGCTATAATTCGATTCATTTTATTTATATCCTTTTCTATCATATTAATTGAAAATAAAACACTAGTTACTATAATAATAGGAAGAATTATAAAAAATATTATAATTATTATTCAAATTTTATTCATTATAATATCACCCTATTTCTCCATAGATAAAGAAATATATCTTTCCCTGCATCCGTTGGACTAAATTTGTAATCTAACAAATCTTCTTTATCAAATAAAAAGCTAATATTTGCGTAAGTAGAATATTTTTGATAAAGCTTTTCTAATTTATTGACCAATGTTTTAAAATCATCATCACCATTTTCATGGAAATCTTTATCTAATCCTATGCATATTTCTTTAGCCCCATTGTCCAATAGAAGTTGAAATTGATATTTAGATAATTGACTACCAGACATTGCAACAGCTATAGTTCCTTCAATACCTAAATAATTCATTATTTGTAGTGCGGCCTTTTCTGACTCAACGACTATCGCAATTCCCGCACGTTTAATATTCTCTTTAGAAACATTTAATCCATATAAATTAAAAGATAAAGGATGGTTACATAAATGTCCACTAATTCTTGCAGGTCTATATTTTCCAAATTCTTCATTCTCTTGGACTAAAGTTCTTTGACGTATGCCAACTAATCTATTATTTTCATCTCTATGCGGAATTAGTATATTTCCATTTACAGGGTCATATTTAATATCCATATAATCCATTATTTCTTTAGGTATATATTCTGCTTCCCATGCTGGAAAATAAAAAGAAGGATAATGCTCTATGTAATTTGGAATTTCAGGTAAAACAACTTTATCTTTATTAACACTTAAATCATTTATTTTATCATATCTTTTAAAGATTTTCCAATCTTCTGCTGTCTCTGCTAAATCAGATTCTTCTAAATAGCTTTGAAGATTAAAAAAGTTAACTACAAAATAAATTGCTTTATTTAAATCATCTATTCCTTCAACTTTTTGAATTAATTCAAATATATCAAAGGTTCCACAATCTCCACTATAGCATTTAAACAAAGTTGTATTATCATAGTAATAAAGTTTGCGGCTACCTTCTCCTATGCCATTATGACAAATAGTTTTAGCAACTATATAATCTCCAAATATTTGCGGCTCCGCAGAATAAAAATCTAATAAATTATATATATCTTCTATACTAATTTGTTCCTTAACTTCTTCCTTTGAGTAGCTCATTATCCCTCCTTTCTATATTTGTGTATCTATATTTAACTCTTCTATTGGAAGTAATTCATAATTCCAATCAGTTAAAAATAATCCATCAAATCTTGAAGTAGCTTTATTTGCTCGCATCCAAAGAAAACAATTTGTATACTTCCCACGCCTATTTTTATAAATAGATATTTTGACATTTGGAGTCATGACTCCTTGATCCTCTAAAATATTTGAAAGTTTATCCAGATCATTTTGATTTACATTTAGCATGATTTCACCGATATCTAGTTTGTCACTAAGGCTTTTTGCGCCACGAAGCAAATTTTGATCTGGTATATCATCTGTTTTCCAACTACCATTAAGCTGACTCGCAGTCATAATAAATACATTAAATGTTGTTGCTATTTCTTTTAATTTGACAGATAAAAGAAACAATATTAAATCTTCTCTTAATTTCATTCCTCCGGAAGCTCTTGCAATATCTGAGATAATTTTCATTGATGTATGTAAATAATCATAATATATATATCTTATTTTTCTTGTTCTGATATTTCTTTTAATAAGATTTTCAATATCCTTAACACCAAAGTCAGGAACTATATATATGTAAGCTGGAGCTTCTTTAAAAATATCAATAGCTTCTATCACTCTTTGTCTTTCGTCAAAATCCATTGTATTGCTAAGGATTTTATCTTCATTTACGTCTGCAATAAAAGCTAACGCTATTGTTTGAAGTTCATCCATTTCTAACTCTGTACTAATAAACATGCTTGGAAGTGCTGGTCCTATATCCTCCCATTGACCGTTCTTCCATATTTTATTACAAGACGTATAACAAAAATCTGCCATCA